CTTCATCAAATCTTTTTTCTTCTCGTATTTCTTTTTTCTTGACTCTGGACTGTATGCCATTTATTCCCTTTTATATATGATAAAAATATTGTTGATATATTAGTTTTTCCTAATGATAATTATAGCTCTATCCTAGGATAGTTTCCTAAGTTATATTCTTCTAGTTTGAGGTTATCTTTAAACCTTGTTAATGTCTGAGCATAAGGCGAAGCTGATTCAGAACTCATTATTGATCTACCATCAAATTCATCTAGAATCTGTCTTCTGACATAAAGGAAATTGCTTTCCCATTTCTCAGGCTCAATCATATCGTGAATCCTTTGAAGGACTTTTAACATACCCAATGAGTTATCTGTAAACTCCCAGTTTTCACAAGATACTTTTACAGCATCAATTACAAATGTATTATCAACAGTTTGCGATTCTAATTGATCATCATAAGCCTCATCACTAATGATATGACCAACGGCACACTTAAGGGTATCAATAATCTGACCGTCATCATTTCTCTTATAACCACGATAAGCACAATCCCCACTCACTTCATATTGTTCAGTATCATAATTCATGTAACTCTCTTGTGATTTTTTACCTTGCTTCAAAAGGCTTGAAACAATATAATCCATCACCTTCATATCGTTGTCTAAATCACTCAATTGCATAACCATATTAAAATGCCTCCATTTAGCTCTATTTGGCTCTATTTTCGTTTTTAAAGGTTAAAAACCCCAGATATACTTACCTGGGGTTTTTAACAAAGATTAAGCTTTTATATCTGCTTGATATTCAGCGTGAATGTATTTCCAATATTTATTCAATTCGGCAGTAGTAGCTTCAGATGAATCTATACCGTTAGACACAGTATGCTGATAATTCAAAAGAATATCGGCATAATCATCATCACAGCCTAAAGCATCTTTTACCATGCTTCTCCAATAATGATTATATTTATGTATCACGATACTACCGCTTCTTTCATAGTGTAATGTGGTTCATTATCACAGTCAGCCAAACCAATTTCTTCATTCATAATTCTAGTCAATACATCAACTGCTGTTAGATAATCAATTGTATTAAAATCGGCATACAAATCTTCACTATCCCAACACATATCACCGTCTTCGTAAGCGTGATCAATTGATGAATAATCTTCCAATCCCAATTGTGGATATCTATCTTCCTCTACATACTGCAACCATTTCCAAATACTTCTGCCATCTGCAAAGTAAAGATTTCTTCCTTCTTCATATGTAAATCCAAGAAAATTATTTGCGTCTTGTTCAAACATTCCTACATGCATAGAAGCATTATCTTCTGCTAACCAATTAGGTGATTTCCAATCATGAAGTAAAGCTGTAGCAAAACCTGCAATACAACCCATTGAAGTACAATTAAACATATTTGTACCTTCTTCAATATAACTAACTCTAGTTGGCTTGTATTTACTAGCCAATTGTCCATGTTCAAATACTTCTTTTACCAAGTAATCATTCTCAAGCTTACCGATAAACAGGTTCATATTGAACTTCTTTTGTCCATCAAACTTGATTGCATCAATCAATCTTTGAATATTTTGCTTATTCATTTCATCTCCTTGTAATTTCCGTTAGTTGTTTCTTTTAGGTTTGTATAAATAATAACTTGACCTTCATTATCTTCATCAAAAGAACAGTTAGGCAAAAGCTTTTCTATCTTTGACCGCAACTTATTTCCATTTATTTTACTCATTCTTTCCACCCATCATATTCATTTATTGCTTCTACTATTTTGTTATATATTAACTCTTGGTAATACTCTGTCACACCATCAAACTCTGATACAACATTTCCCCAAACTTCTTCTTTTATATCTTTGTCATATGCACCTTCAAATAATTCTTTAGCCCACCATGCAATACAAATTTCTTCATCTTGGTCTAAATAATCATTTAACATCTTGATTGCTTCTTTTACTGTTGTCATGCAATAAATTCCAATGCATTCTCTACTCTGAGGAAATCTAATATCTGGAGCCATTTCTCATTATTAAGCGCACCCAAATCAATGAAGTCTTTTTCCAACTTATCATTCAGCCCAAGCTCAGCTAATTCTTTTACATAAGAAACAAACTCAGGCTTATTTGTTTGGAAGTGAGCAATTTTACCTGTAAGCGGATTTCTTACATAAACAAATTCCGCACCCTTACAAGGAATCAATAGGCTATAGTTTCCGTTAATAGCTCCCTGAATCAATTGTTCTTGCTCTGTCTTTTTGTCTACTTTTACTGCTGCTTTTTTAGTTGCCATTATTAATACTCAATCTTTCCTGTAGTAGTTGTAGCATTCTTGTATCATCTTCCATAATCTTACCGCTATCTAATTTCACCCATTCACCAGTACCCATATTGAAAACTGGGGTTGGATAAAATACTTCAACATTTTCTAGATCCAAATCAAAGTTAATCTTGTCATCTTTATCAAGCCATGCTTTTACAATAAAGTGATGTTCTTTTCTATGGATATCTCCGTGTCTAATGTCTCTCGTCATAATCTTTCCTTTGCATAGCAATAAGCATATTCTTAGCTACATCCATAGCTTCATAGATATCGTAAAGAACAATATCTAAGTGTTCCCCATCTTGATCATAAAGATCAAACCAGGGATTCATCTGAACCTTATTCTGATCGTACAATTCATTTAAATCATCATCAGTTTTGATATCATTGTTGATCAGCTCAATGTAATCTGCAATCTGTTCTCCATTGTGATTAATGCGCATTTCACCATCACAATAAATACTGATAGACTTACCTTTAAGATCTGCATTGCTAACAGTAATTGCTAAATTAGATCCCAAGCCTTCACAAAAGAATTCTGGATTCTTTTGATCTTCAGATATATCAAATTTAGTTTCAAACATTGTTATTGCGCTCATTATGTATCCTTTCAACAGCTTCATGAAATGCAATAAGTTTTTTTGCAACCGCTTCTATTTCTTTTTGATTTAAGATTTCAACTGCTTCATTGAATGATTCAATCAATCTCTCAGCATCTGATAAATAGATACCGTCACCTTGATACTCAGATATATACTCTTCATATTTGGTATTGAATACTGTTTTACCTTCCATAAAATCAGATTCAGCATCAACATTATGAAACCATGTATTGTCTTCTGTATCGTAACCCAAGATATAGTTATATATTAATCCCATAATTAACCTGCCTGTATATATTCATTGTCTTCGTTAAAGTAACTTTCAAGATGTTCAAAACCTATAGCCCAATGATAAGGTTCACGCTCATCATGAAGATTTTGCAATTCACTAAGCAAATCTACATTGTAAGCCCAATTAGGAATTGAATTTTCAATTGCTTTTCTAACTCTTATATCGCTTGGTGAACTATTTTCAAATTCATCTGAATAGAAATCATCATCCATTAAACAACCAACGGCACACATCAATACATCACCGTTTTCTTTTTGCGCACGATAATAGCAAGATAATGACCAAGGGTCTACCGATTTTTCATTCTGTTTTAGAAGATGTTCTTTAACATAGTTAAATACATCATAATCAGTTTTTAAGTTTATAAGTACCATCACTTAACCTTTCCGTATTTGATTTTTGTAACAATATCATTAGCCCATCTTTCAGCGTCACTATGAGCAGTTTCGCCAAGAAATGCATCTTCCCAAAAATTACCAGTTAGTTTATCAGTAATTTCAACTCTTTGATATCCACCAGCCATAATGTGTTTATTAGATTTTGCTAATTCAGGACTTAAAGTACTAGTAATTGTTGCACCAGATCCCATATCATGAACGGTAGTTTTTCCATAAGAGTATTCTGCATCTGCTTCATAATAAACAACTTCTATATACCATTTATCAAAAACAGAATTTTCTCGGTATTCAACAACATTTGTTTCATACCAATCTGAAACTCTTGGATACATATTAATCTGACTTGGTTTGATACTCATGCGAATACTTCCTTTTCAAATTGTTCTTCTAATTTCTTCAAACGATATTGCATTTGTGTAGCTGTAAGTTTAACTGTTTGATTACGCTTTACATTCTTAATCCATTGACCTCTAGTAATGGTTGAATGGTTTGTATGCAAACCAATATACTTAACCAATTCTTTTGCTTCTAATGGCTTATCTTTGTAAGTATCTTCTTCTTCAACATATTCAGATGTAAGATATGTGCTATACATTTCTTCACACAATTTCAATCTTGCATACCATTCACTTACATTTTTGTAATTGATTGAGCCAAGCGCAACCATACCACCAGCAAAAATCAATCCTTTAAGGAAAGGTTTTACATCCTTATAGGTATCACCAAACTGTTTGTATTCTGTATATGCTTCATCATAGTTATCTTTGTACATTGCAATATCTGATATGTCATAATTTAATGGCATTTTAGTTTCCTTCTTTGTTTTGTTGATCGTATTGTTCTATTACTTTAGGTAATGCTGTTTGAATATCGTAGGATTTCATAAATCCAACCATGTTGTAATCACCATTGTTTGGTAAATAATCACCTTCACTGTTTGCTATAAGGTTTGTAAGACCTCTCACTTGATCTAATGTTGAAGTTATTGAACTAACACCGACCACTTTCTTTCCTTTATAAAATAGTATTGAGTATTCATTCATATCTGTCATTTATTGATCCTCATTTTTCTCTGTCAAAACTTTAAAAGCTACTACAAATGCTTCAAAATCAAGAATATCATTTTCAGTTAGTGAACAATCCTCCCCATCTTCATCCGTTTTTATATAAACAACATCACCTGAAATAAAATCATTAAATCCATTCAGGGAATCTCTTTCCTTAAGAATATTCCAATACCACCATTTAGTAGCAAGTTCATTCATTCCCTTATTAAATTTACCTTCTTCGTTGACATAATATCCAGTGCTATTCTTAGGATCAATCGTAATCCATTCAATATAGCCATCTACTTTTTCTTGCAATTCTTCAAGACTCATTCTCTTACTTGTATAAATCATTTCTATTTCATTATTTTCTTTAATTAATATTGCTTTCATCTTTACGATGCTCCTTGTTTTGTGTTTATATACGACAAAAGAGATAAGCAAAAAACATTTATGAAGTACCAATGAAACTAAAAACTCCATATTTGACATTTCCCATTCATACCCCAAATGAGCAAATGCATATTTTTCTTAACCCGAAAGGTTGGGCTTAGCTTATCTCTTAGCGTATCCGATAGGACTTGAACCTATAACCTAAACATTAGAAGTGTTTTGCTCTATCCAATTGAGCTACGGATACATAAACATATTGGCTAAACTCGGCTTTTGCATATGTCAGACAAATAGTTTTTTCCAGGCTTTAACCAAACCTGCTTTTTAATATCAGAGTATAATCAGATATGAGGATTATACATACTATTACAATGACCAAAAAGAACAGCATTTCCTGATATTAAAAAATTGGTATTAGAATACAGCCTTATACAAAGGCTATACCAAAATAGTAAAACCGTTCCCACTAGAATTACCATTCTGTTTCTAATACCAAATCTTTTAGTTAGAAATCTTCCAATTCATTAGTTTGCCTTTTGAATTATCCATGATATATTTTGCAACACTTAAGTTGCAATCTAATTCTAATAGACCATCCAAATCCGTTCCGCAAACATTTTTAGTTACTGTTTTCCATGAACTATTAATTTGAACTAATCCTCTGTCAATAGAACCATTCTTATTCAAAGTCCAAATAACATTTCCATTTGCATCAAATTTTGCATTTATTGCTTTAGGATTACATCCACTCTCTCTCCAAGCAATATATGAAAACACCTGCACAGGTAATTTATATTCTTTGAATTTAGAATGAAACTGAGGACAACGCTTATTCTTATCCGCAGGAACTCTATGATCCAACCAATCAGGTCTATCAATAGCCATTGGCTTAGTATTAAGCTCAACGACATCAATAACCACTGAATATGAATTTGTATTAACAACATTCATTTCATCACTAGAAGCGTAAGCTATTGAGCCTACGATTCCTATATACATACTTATAATTACACTTATTAAAGAACTTTTTGTCTTCATTTTGCCTCCATAGTTTAGGTTTTGCGATTTATTCGCATTAGCATAGCTTTAGATGCAAAACGAGGGCAATCTACAAACTTGCTCACTCGCTTTACAAAGTTTTTACCTTATAAAACAACCTCCAATTTTAACAAATACAATCTTAATTACTCTCTTTTAAGATTTTTGCATACATTTCTTTTGCAAGATCTTGATGCAAAGCTGGTATTTTAGCCATCTGTTCTCTGAATTGCATATTATACACCGTTGCATAATGTCTCAATGCCTCATCTATAGAAATATCTGAAGCCTCAGCTATTGCGCTCAACAAAATACTTAGATGCATCATTGATGCAAATATTAATCCAGGCATAAATGTAGGATCATCATCATTAGATGATGCATAACCATTTATTAAATCCGATGTTGCTTCCTTATCTCCATTTACATATGCAGAAAGCATTTGTAATGCAATATCGGTATACAACTCATCATTGATGTCTAACTCTTCTTTCATTTCAAATCCTTATCTGGCTATCAGCCTGTTAAATATATCCTTCTATCATATCACATATTTTCTATTTTAGAAAACTAAACAATAACTGCAGCTATCATAAGAATAAGAATAATTGGAAGTGTGATAATAATAATAGGCAATGCAATTATTGATGTTATTCCAAGTACAATACATATCCAAACAATCCAAAACCAATATTGTGTTTTAGACATTAGTTAAAACTCCTTTAGTGTAATCCGTAAACAATTTGATAAAATTTTCTGCTCCTTCTTGATGAACTCTTACATGACAATTAGTGCATAATGTAATTAAATTAGTTAGTTCATCTCCACCGCCATATGAAACTGGCACTATATGATGAACGGTTAGGCAATCTGATTTTGCAGAACAAGTCTTACAGCAATTCTCATCTCTTTCAAGAATAATACTTTTAAGGTCAGAACGAACTCCTCTCCGATGTGTTCCATTAGCAAATTTCCTACGCTGTTTCAAATAATTTCTGTGCTTTATTTTTGTGTCAATAACCGTAATACAATCATCTAAACCACAACATCTTTTGTTACGATAAAAATGAGTTTTTTCTGCCTGATATATTTGACTACATCCAGCACAAATTACTTTCCTATTTGTCATACTAGTTCTCTTCCAGAAGTGTTTTAATAATTTTCTTATTATTCTTTTTAAGATCTGGAGATAAACCTTTATGAACCATCTCATTGAAATATTGTATATTCTTAGTTATTTCACGATGTGTTGCTGAATGAGGATTGTAAAAATATTCTTTAACATGACCGACTTCATCAGTACCAGTCTGATATTCAAATATTCTTGCATACCAATTATCAGGCTTAAACCCATGTTGATTCTCACATATTTGTCCAGCAATACTCAAAGCTTCTTGAATTGTATTTACTGTATCAACTTGGATCGGAAACCTAAACTCAACAACGAAATAATTTCCATACTTTGGCATGATTCTCCTTAGTGAATAATACTAATAGTGAATGGTTCAGCAATTTCAATAAAGAAGCGTGTGCCGTTATCAATTGCAATTGCGCAACCAACACCAGTATCTAATCCATGAGAATGGATTTTGTAAGCTCTTTTACCAATTGACATTACAAAACACTCTAGCACTCTTGACCATTCAATATTATATTGAATCCCACCTAATTCAGAAATGCTTTCTAATGGAATATATATACCATCTTTCCCAACTTGAATCAACTCTGGGCGATAGAATTCGCACATCATTTGTCCAATTCTTCGGTCAGCTAAATCCCTAAACTTTCTACCGATCACATCTCCATCTGAATATCCAGTTTCATAGTGATCGTATTCATGAACAACGGTTGCAACTATTTCATTTAGCTCACCGTTAAGCGCATGATTTCTATCAATCAAAATTTGCTTGTCATCTGTATCTGGATTAATTACAACACCGAGGTAGTGATCTTTTTGCTTAGGAATAAAGCAAGCAATTGGCTTTTCCAATTGCAATAAACCTGGTTCAAATCTTGCTGCAATTTCAATTGCTTTAATCAGCTTTGGATACTTACTAATATCATGATCAATATCATAATTAATAGCTTCTCCAGCAATACTGTCAATTGTTTGAATTCCAGCCTTCTTCAAAACCCAAAAGAAAAAGCTGGAACTAATCATCTTAAAGTCCAGACCTTTTTCTTTAATGAAAGACACATACGCTTGATTTAAAGATTGATCAGGCGTAACCATAATGCATTTCTCACCATAAAGCTCTGTCCAAGCTTCATGCCAAGTGTTATCAACATCATGCATTGAACCAGTAAATTCAAATTCAACATAATTCTTAGTAGAATTTGATAGCTGAATGATATTCTTTACAATTGAAATATCATTACACTCACAGATAGCCTGGGCAATTCTATAATTCATTGTCCATTCATCTGCTACTGTACGCATTTCATTTAGTTTGATATTCTGAACTTCATAATCAAACATTGATGTATACTCTTCATTTTCATAAACCATTACTTGCTTGTGATAAACATGAGTATTTTTATCAAATGGCTTGTAGAAGCTAACTTTATTATAATTTGGTTCGTTGGTATATAACGCTTTGCGATTTTCAAGAAAATACTTATCGTGATCGTTATAAATTTCCATCATATTAGGTGACGCAGTGATATAAACAGAAAATTCATTCAAGTTAGAAGCAACATCTTTTGCATCAACTATTTCACGACTCCATGTCGTTCCTGAAGTCTTAGCTTCATCCATAGCATTTGCAATTGCTTCTCTATAAATTTGAAATTCATCTTCCCAACTCAATACACCAGCATCAACCGTAAACGAAGACGATTTCTTATAGTCACCGTAATCGTAAACGATACAGTCAACTCCATCTTCCTTCTCTACTTTATACTTAAGGACATACTGACCCTTATCGTCTTGACCAGTAAAAATCCAATCCAATCCCATACGCAAAGCTGCAATCGGAGCATATTTAATACCTGAACCGAATTGACCAATCGTATCTGGATCATTTCTTTTAGTAGATAGCCCTAGTTTTTCTAGGGCTATCCGACTAACATTCTCTGATTGATTAGAGATTTTAATATACTTTGACATTTCCTAACCTTCCTATTTTAGTGATAGTGATGTGAGAATACGGCTCTTATTGTATTCAGTATACTGAAGTGCATCTAGAACTTCATTAATTTCTAGAAGAGAATACGAACGCAGAACAGTTTGGTTATCCACAACAATAGTTGGTTGGACAACACCTTCTGTTTGCTTCTTCATATAGCCTTCAATAATCGCTTCTACTGATTTGATATATAGACTACCAGTATGACAAGGACTATCGTAATTAAAAGATGAAAGCAATTCATCAGCCAATGCCATAGCATCAGGCTCATCTAAATGTTCTTTAACTTCACGAGCAATATCGCTATAATCAAGGCTTTCAGTTACTTCATCAACAATACTTGTTGTACTAAAATAGTCTGTAATATCAATATCACTAAGAACATCTGTAACCTTATCATTCCAGTCAATATTCTCAACTGCTGATTCAATTACATCTTCAAAATCATAACCTGCAATCAATTCCTCAACTGCTTCTCCAGTCATTGTATAGTCTTTAAACATTTCAATTAACTGTTCTGCTGGGAATGTCATTGTTGCAACGACATCCTTGTTCTTTGTTTGTACTGGTTCCATATTTATTTTTTCTCCTGTTTTAGTTGTGTATATAATATTTCCAGCTGCATCTGTTTTTTCAAGAAATTCTTGAGTCATTACATGTACCTTTCTGCTTCCCATTGAACATACCTAAACATTGCTGAATCTTCAGATATTTTTCTTGTTGCACCATCAAACCAATCTAGGAAGTGATATGTTGCTGATTTCACATATCCATCTTCATCTATAATTGCTTCTATATGCGAAGATGGACCACCACCACTCAATACAATTGTTAGAAGTTTTTCCATACTTGTACCTGCAGCGTATTCATGAATTGTTCCTTCATCAATACCATCATCTTCAATTTCTTGCAATTGCTTCTTTTCATCTTCATCGTCTTCATCAAACTCATAGTTATCTAACACCTTGAACATAAGTTCAATATAATCATCAGCTCTACGATATTCATCTTCAATACGATCTTTGCAACTCAACTGCTTACTCATAGGCTTTCAATCTCCTTGACTAGTTCTTTTAATTGTTCGTGTGTTGTTATTTTTTGCATTTCAACCAAGATCAATCTATGCAATTGTTTTACATAGAATGAAAATGAGTTAAATCTTTCAATCAAGATAATGTCTTTCAAAGGCATATCTGTTTGACCATTCAATACTGGAGGCTTAATGTAATAGAAACGCTTACCATATTGATCATCTGTATAAAAATTACCAGGACAAGCCCAACCTTCACTTCTACCTGATATCTGAACATGATCGTAACCACAAGCGTAACCAATTTCTTGAACCTTATTCCAAAAGCTGGAATGAAGCCAATTATAAATATCATCATCCAATTTATTCTCAATCGCAACTGGATTGAAACGCATTGTGTGATTCTTTACATTTACACCACAATTTCCTTCTTGTGTTATAAAAGCATCAGGAATAAAATCACAATTGAAATTTGAATTCCTAATCCCTTTAAAACTAATTTCTTCACTTATACTCATATTCTTACCTCCCCGATGTAAAACATCAGATAATCGTTTATATAATGAAACACCAGTTTTCTTTTAACCAATCTATTAGCGAATTTGAGTATGCGCTACTCACCGTCATACTTAGACAGTTTGTATTCATAATCCTTATCGCATTTTGGACAATTAACCGAAACATAACCTTGGTACTCTTCTTTTAGAACAACACCACTAAAATTGCAATCACTATCGTATGTTTCAAATGAATTAGCATACCCATTGATATCACGCATCAAAGGCTTTAGGCGTTGCTCAATCCAATACTCAGTGATATTACCACTTCTTTTAAATTCATTAAATAAAGCTAATGCATGATCAGCAAGATCATGCATTTCATGCTTTGTAATACTAACATAAGTTGTTGTTCCGTTACACTCAAACCATTCTTCAAATTCATTCCCGCCAGCAATTTCATATTCATTGCCAGTAACCCCAGGTGGATAATTACTCATAACTCTCTCCAATCTTTTCTTAATGGGGTTAGGCTAGTGATCAGCCTAACCTAACCCCAAATCCATTAAACTTCTGTAACTTCTGTGTAAATAGAAGTCATACTGCCAAGTGTTGTTATTTTAGATTCTCTTGATGAAATCAAATCAGCAATCTGTTCTGCTTCATCAATATTTAACAAATCCAAATAAATATCCTTAACAATTCTTACCTTAAATGATTTTTCTCTATCCAAGTATTTTGTTACCATGTTTTACTACAATCTCTTTCGCTTGATTAATCTCCATTTTATTTTGATATAGCCGATGATACTTTCGTCTTTCTCTTTGTGAAAGCCCACCCCAAACGCCATAAATTTCATCAGCTCTAATTGATTGATTTAAGCATTCTGCTGCGACAGGACATCTTTCACAAACTTTCTTAGCCCTTTGTATTGCATTAATATCTTCGGCAAAGAAATCAATTCCTTTAACTATTCTACAATTTGCTCTTTCACTCCAATGTTCATTCGTCATCTGTTTCCTCTAAGTCCCAATAAGGCAATGATGCTACATCATCTTTAATCTGTTGAAGAACTTCATTCTTAGCGTAATTGAAATACTCTTCACGACTTTCTTCATCTAGATTATTCATCATATTTACAAAGTGAAATGATAAAGCAATAACAACACCAGTTACTCGTTCTGAATTCATGTCTCCATCATCATCATATGTTGAATTCATAAGATTCATCATTCCATGCATTCTTGAAGTCATATCATCATAATCAATTCCAGCCAATATATTAGTAACAACTTCCATGTCATTATAATAATCACTTGCATCAATTATGCCATCTGGTACTTCATTATTAGTATCACCCATTTTCTCAAAATCATCCATATTAAACATTTAATCTCCTTTGTTTGTTAATTAATACCAAATTGCTGAACCTTCACAAAATTCACCTGCAAACTCTAACCACCAAGTTGCGTACATCCAATCTTTAATTAATTCCTCATAATTATCTGGATGTAATTGCTTAGCTTGAAATGCAAACTTTTCTGCGTTATCTTTCATAACATTAGCTATATGAAAACATTCATCTGAGTCAATACCTTCGTCACCATTAGCAAAACCATTTCCATAAAATGAAATGCCAAGTGAAGATTCATGCCACATGTTATCTACACCATCAAGCATAGATATTAGTCCATTTCCATATTTACCTCTATACCAACAATCAGTTCCCATAATTCCTGTTGTTGGAACTGAATGCTTAACCATTGGGTTAGATTCATATTCATTCTTCCATGTACATTTACCACAAGCTTGTGTTTCAATGCAATCAATACGACCATCATGATCTTTAATTGCAACATCAATACATGGATATTCTTTAGGTATATTGTCTAGTCCCATTATTATTCTCCGTATAAATCAAAGTCAATATCATTTACATCATCATAAGATTGATGAAATTCCCATTGATCATGTTGTTTAATTTCACCATTAGCAAATATCAATTGTCCAGCAAATGCCATTCCTGGTTCTTCATATGATATAAAACCACTCAGTGTTGGAAATCTATTTACAATTGCATTTGCTAATTCATCACAACCTGGACCCCAAGCAGTATCATAATCAAAATGAATACTTGATTCACCAGACAATGTTACAACTGGATTCTCATAATCTGTTTCACCATTTTCAAGAGTTGAATACGCATAATTTTTCTTATGAGTAATGCCACTTGTTGTCAAACTATAATCACCCCATTTAGTTCCCCAATTAGCATTGCACCAATCATACCAATTATCATGTCCATACTTATCAACTAAATCTATATCGTTTTCTCTTCCAAATGATGATGTTGTTCCAACTAATTCTTTTGGCATTGGTATTAAATTTTCAAATAACTCATATGGATTAGCTTCTTTATCTAAACCGTTGTTTTCAACTGTTTTAATAAAGATTTCAATATCTTCAGTTGGTCCAGTAATACCTAATTTACTATTGCAATGATTTGGCATTAGTATTCTCCTTTTTGTGCTTTGTCATAATGTGTATATTTTTGCTCAATAATTGCTTTGAATTGTTTTCCAGGAGTTGAACCTGGAGTATTTATTAATTTATTAAAATCATCTACATATATTTGTTCATAATAATATGTAGTACCATTTTTAAACATAGCTGATAATTCACCGTACATTGAATCGTTATCCCGTTCATAAGTTAACTTTTCAAGCATTGATGAATTAAGATTTGTTGCTGTTATAATCATCCAAACTCCAATTCTGATTGAGTTGTGTCATATTTAGATATTTCATTAGCAGTAAATGGAGGTCTTTCCATTCCATTTTGATCACAGAATGCATACCATTCCATAAACAATTCTGAACTCCAAATCTGGAGATTATAGATTGCCATTAGAATATCATTATCTTTAAATCCTGAATGTCTGACATCAATATCCATATTTACTTCTAATTCATGATAAACTTCAGAAGCCCAATCTGGATTATTAACGATATCCACATAGCCAGGATTTAGATAATTCCAAAAGTCAATACTGTCAATATTGTCATCATCAATAAATTTGCTATATGTTTCTTCATCAGCAACTGGATAATCATCCAATTTGTCTAACCATTCCATTGCTAGATAGAATGAAGATGCAATAACTTTTTTATCGGTATCATCTTCATAAACACGACAAACTAACCTGTCAACTGAACCTACAGCCCAATGATTATAAGTTTCAATTCTATAATCTTCAGGGAAAAGACCCATCAACTCTTCAGTAATATATTTGAAGTTTGCTTTTTCTAATGGATCAGAATCTCTATTCTGATCAATTTTAGTAAAACCCCAAGTATCAAACATATCTGAATTACCCCAGTATCCAAAATCCTGGGGTTTTTCAGTTGCCATTTCTGCATACTTTTCAATATTTGAAACAAAATCACTCATTGAAGTTCATTTCCTGCAATCATCAATTCCTTAACTGCTTCTGCAAGCGCACCTCTAGCATCACCATAATCGTAAACTGGATTCTCTATGTCATCACTAAATGAAATAGAACTTGCAAATTGAAGGTGACTATTAGCTGAAACTAAAAGACGAACTCTACGCCTTTCTGGATGTTGAGATGGAGCCAAATCATTATCTTCATCATTACCATCTTTAATAGGTGCAGCCCAACCAGTTGTTGCAATAGTAATGAAATCATAATTTTTCACCTGACTAGTAAGTGCTGGATTATCATAAAGCATATCGTAAATATCTCCATTAGATGCAATTTGTTCCATTTGCACAGTCAAATTGTTATTTACCATGACACCATATGCTATTGCTGTACCCATATTAAAATCTGGATCAACTGCATCATGAATATATTCTGATAGAATCTTTAGTGTATTTTCATCTACTTTTTTCATTTTACTAGCTCCTTATTCGTTGTTTTGTTTGTATACTCTTCATTTGCGCATGGATAACAGATATTTTCTGTAGTTTCTTGACCTAAAATAAAAGCGTCAATTCCACTATAAATAATCTTTTCTGTTGTATTACATACTCTACATTTACTCATTTTTGTTCTCCTATTGTTTTATTTGTATAAAAAGGTTGCATAACTAAACATGTTGGGCATATAAATTTTTCATCTAATGTTTTCATACATTGCTCATCTTTTTCTTTGCAGTAATAACACTCTTCATTGTAAAATTCAAGATACATTAATGACCGAACAATTCTTTCATTGCTTCCTTATCCCAATAAGTTGGGGTATTCCATTCAATTTCAATTGCTGTTGCTGCTTCCAATTCATTGTCAGCATCATAAACAATTACAATTTCACCATATGAACCAAAATCATGCGGAAACCACACTTTTTTGAATTGCATATTCTTATGTGTTTCTAATCCTGGAAACATACGCTCAAGTTGAGCTTTATATGCATCCAATTGCCTATTCGCTCTTTCTTCATAATTAGGACTTCCAACTTGAGCACAATCTTCATTTACAGGTGTTGGTCCTAAAACAAGATAATCTAACATGCTATTCCTCTCCAATTTCTACTATTTTCCAATATTCTTCTGGTATATCTTTTTTATTTTTCCAACCATTTTTTTTAGTCCAATAATATTGAGGTTCAGATTTTACTTTGACCCATTCCAATATCTTAACTTTCTTTTTCATAATTTATCCTTAATTAATATTGTGAATATTAACAACAACATTGCTAAAAGCAAAATGTGATCCATTTAGTAACCATCATCCCAATCAGTTTGAGAACTAATAAAATCAACTGGAATCACAACTTCACTTCCACAAATAGGGCAAGGCATAACACCTTCTTCAAAATATTCAAAACATTCTTGACATTGATAATCCATTACCAACCCCATTCACAACACATATCGCCAGTCTTATCTGAAGGATGAAGACCACGCAAATGCTTAGTTTTACTATAAAATAAATTGAACATTTTTATCATACATTCATGACAAGCTGTTATTTTAATTACATCATCTTCTGACATGCAATCAAAAAACTCACCATAACCACCACACAATTCAAAAGTCAAACCTTGACTTATTTGTTCTACAATAAGGTCAGGTTCTCTACCTTCAAAATTAAATTCCATAGTCTCATTATCTGAATATGTTTTTGTTTCTTTATTGAATGTTCTATTCCAGAATACGGGAGCGATTTTTTTACCACAACCGTCACATTCAACCCAATCGTTTTTTGTTAAGATAATTGTATCCATTACCTATTCCATCCTGAATTACCGAAGTAATCATTCATTTCATTCTGCCATATTTTCCAATCTGGATTCAAATCAAGATCCAATGCCCAATCGTAAATTGCAACCTTTTCATGATTTTCACGAGTAAGTTTATTTGCATTTTTCATTGCAGGGTGATTATTTCTTTTTTCGTTTTCTTCAAACCAATTCATTTCAATCTCTCTTTCTATTCTAATAGGTCGGCTCTTACATTTAATGATTTTAATTCTGTTTTCTTTACCCAAAAGTAATTGGATTTGTGAAGCAAAGCAGGAGTATAAATCTTTCTAAATTCCCGTTCTGAAACATCAAGCCCAATCTTTTGACATTTCTCATCTAAACAATAGTTATAACCAGATTCATATCGTTCGTCAATATATTCCGACAAACAATAAATGCACTCAGCCATTCTTTTCTTCTTTCATTTCTCGCATTTCTTTGTTTTGTCTTGCAATAAACTGCATCAATTCCCAATTCTCATCACGCAGTTGTTTGAGTTGTTTGTGATAATCACTAATCATATTTTCCATTCTAAGAAATTCATCAATTGCAATTTCATATGCTTTTGCATGAACTTCATATTCAGGATTATTTAGAAATGAAATTGCATCCATTCCTTTTGATGCATAGTATTTATAAATACCATCTGTATCTTTATAAGGCATATTAGATTTCATCTTTCATTAGTAGTTGACAAATGCTAATTACTTTTTTTATTTTTTTATCATCCGTATTGTTTATTGCAACATTACGCATAATCCAACGATAATCCCTTCTGCGAGCAAAAGGTATATCTAAAAGGCTTGATAATTTCTCAAGCTCATCTAATAGTTGTGCTTTATATTCCATTTATTCCTCTCCGTAAACACTAAAGTTATAACCAACATTATTGAAACTCTCAACCAATTGTTCACGAGCAACTTTCTTCAAAAGTCTAAACTCACGAATATCGTCAAGAATAACTTCTTGCTTTTTCCTATTCATTCGCTGAACCTTGACGCTAACTAATGACATAAGAAAATCTTGATCATTATCTTCCCAGTAAGTCCTATATGTTCTTTCTTTTGAATATGAACCATAAGGAAAAAACGCATCTATTTTCTTTTTGCGTTCAGGAACAATAACTTGATCTGCATCAATAACTTCAAATTCAAGTTCACCTGAAATCTCAAAGTTAGTCAATGTTTTAGGTAATTCAATTACTGAAGCATCTACAATTTCAAATTCCATTATTGTAACTCACTTTCTATTTTTAATAAATAAGATTCTTGAATATCTTCATCAATCTTTTGATGAACACTATGCTTGATGTTATTACTAAACTCAAGTAATACTATTTGTTGTTGATTAGCAAATTCAGTAAAGGTAATCAAACCCTTATACTTTTGCCTATACAATTCATTTAGGCTAGTAATTACATTATCGTAAATCTGTTCCATTGTCATTTGCTTTCTCCCATTGTTTGTTTATTATAATAAACTGGATTACCTGAACTAATATGAGAAGTGATATTTATTTTCTCATCACCAAAGTCTGCCGTATTATTTATATTACCCGTAACACAAGGTGAAACAATACGCTTACGCTGAGGACCAAATTTAGCCTTAGATACATACGCATCTTTAGTAAAAGCGTAAACAATAAATTCATCACCACGCCTACGCAAATATAAATCACTTTGCGCAAACATTTTAGCGAGAATAGACAATTTTATAGCCTTACCCGTATCTAATAACGCAATAAATACATTACTATTGTCAATAGTAACTTCACGAATTTCTATTACCTTACCGTAACATTTATTTTTATCTTGAACGGTATGCCCAACCAATGAACCAAAAGTAGAATTACTCATAACAATATCCTATTCTTTATCTGATTTTTTATCTGGTACAAATGCGTAGAGATATACTCATATTTAGAAATATGAATATATATATAAATTGTTTTTAGATATGGTTCACGCATTGAGTAATAATGCTATCGGCTGAATTGGTAAGAAAAAACCTGAGAAAAAAGAAAAATGAGATTTTTTTATTGATCAGAGAATAGGCGAGAAAAGCTGTCACGAATGATCTAATTTTTTATCTAAAATTTTAGATCGCAGGGTGAGGCTGTAATATTACAGGTGTAATGTTACAAGTGTAATATTACTAAGCGTCTATTGTGAAATAAAAAATTGACTAAAAGATTACCTAATGAATCACCAAGCATCTTTTAGCCAATATTTTATCAATTTTTAGTATATGTTTTTTAACCAGTTATGGTCTTTATATTAACCCTGAATTTCAGCTGGTTTTTGAGAAATAGAGATTAGGTAATCCATCATATTTCCCTCATAGTTAAATCTACCTAGATGTTGAATTTCAATTGCTGGATCAACCCAAACTTTACCTTCAAGCTTTTGCCAATACCTACAGAATCCATAATCTTCAGATACAAATCTACCATCATCATCTACATAAGAATTAAAGAAAGCATATGTCCAGTTCTTTTCTTCATCACTCATTGAACCTGTATCATCATTAAACTTTAATTCAGGATATGCTTCAATGAGCTTTTCAATAACCGATCTTTTAATGCACATAAAACCAGTACCAGCATCATGAACAGCAATTGCACCATTATCTGTTTCAATTGTATTATTCCCAGCACGAACAGGATTTACTACAAACCTTGTAGATTTCTTTGCCAATTCTTTTGCAGGAACATCTTTACCAACATTTTCTACAACTTTATCCCAGTTGATATCCTTAATCGGATACGATCCAGTAATGATTTCCTTATCATGCCAAAGAAGCTTTACAATATCTTCAGGTCTAAACGCAAGATCAACATCAAGAAAAATTAAATGAGTAAACTGTGGATTAGCCATAAACTTAGCGACAAGGTTATTCCTAGCTCTGTTGATAAGAGAATCCGTAATTGTACTCACTGCAAATTTGCAATTGATTTCTTTTAGATACATCACTGTCTTCATAAAAGACATAAAGAAAGGTTCAGTCAATGATCTATCGTAACATGGAAGCCCAAACATTGGACACCACGAATCAATATCTTCTCTATCAATTTCAATATTCTGTTGTTCAATTTCTATTGTCATGCATCAATTATGACATAAAAAAAAGCCCCCCGCAGTTTATGCGGGGGGCTTTATGGAATAAATTTCTAAATGTTTATTTAGATACTTTTGTCTTTGACTTCACGCCAGTAACTTCATTTGCATTTGCAGAAAGTTTATCTGCACTAATGCCAGTGATCTTTTCAGTTGTCACACCACTTGCTTGAAAGAATAGTGTTTCATTAACCGAATCAAAGCGGATAACAATTTTGTAACCCAACTTCTTAGCCTGAGCACGAATTCTCTGTTGCATTGAGTTGTAAGCATTACCAGGCTTAATACCAACAATATTAAACACTGCATTGCTATTTACTGACTGCTTAAGCGCATCAATAATCATATTCAATTCCTCAGACTTACGACCTGCTCGTGAAATTTCAGGAAGCTTATCTACTTTATTTACCATGAATGCTGACATATTATTTCTCCTATTTATGATTTGTAGTGTAAGGACTGGCGATTTACCAGCCGTTATTTCGTTTGTAACGATATCAGCTACATGATACAAAAACCTGTTCTCAGGGTAGAAATATATAATTTTTTTTATTTCTTATTCAAATCCTTGTCATTAACAGGTGAGGAGTTAAGGTAATCACTCAAAAATTCTTTCAACTTTTGATTTTCAAGTTTTACGACAGTAAGCTCCATGTTTATGGCAGCCATTTGCATTGCCATAGTGTTAATAACTTCTTCATGAGTAACCTTTAGATTTTCTAGAGATTTTCCAACCATTGTTCTGCATCCACCTTTGTTTCACCATATCCTGGAACGAATTGCCCAATATTATCATTATACACTCTTACAGTCCCAAATTCAGGCATATCCTCATTATCTTCATAATATTTATCTGGAGCGAGGATTTCTATTTCTACTTCCGCATCAATTACCATATTCTCAATACAAACAAATGTCGCACCAGTAACAGCATCGGCTAAGTCTTTTGATCCAGAATTTGGGTGATCAATTTTATTATTTCCAAATAATCTAAGCTTTAGCAATTCTTCTTCAACTAATAGCTCATTCCAATAACCACGCAATCTCGTATCATAAATAGCAGTCATTAAAGTATCATAATCCGTTTTCTTTACGGAATGGAAATCAGCATTAATACCTTGACTCCTTAGGCTTTGAATCATTTCAATTGATTGCCAACGGTCAAATGTAACCTTAGCTACATCAAATTTCCTACACAGATCAACAATCATTTGTCTAATTGAAGCAAAATTAATTTCTTTATTAATTGATGCTTCCCATGAGTAAACAAGATCAACATTAACTACTGGTAATTGTTCAACGCCATTTAATGTTTTAACTTCTTTTACACCAGTACAATGCACCATACTAAGCGCAGCTCTATCTCGTTTCAATGCCAAGTCAATATGTATAAACCTAACTTGACCATCAGTATTATTAAACCAATTTTTAAAATTACCATTTTCATCAATTGGGTCTTCACCATACATAAACGCTTTTCTTACCAGTTCTGGATCTCTAAAGTAAGCATCTTCCATGTTTGGAGGCTCACATTCAAATCTAGCCCTAGCTTCAACAGGATTTCTAATGTATTCTGATTCTAATTGTTCACGCTTAATCGTAGGATTAACTTCCCATGTTGCAGCTTTAATAGTCCAAGTCTTAGGTTCTTTCTTTTCTCTAGAGTTAAAATATCTCTGTTGAATAAAGTCACCTTTATAACGAGGGAATGACAAAAGAATTACTTTACCTATTTCTGGAAAGCGAGACATAATAGAAAGCTTAGACATGTTATAAATTGCAGAAGCAGATCCTTTTGATCTTGTTTCTCCACGCAATTCCGCATCAGTTTTAAAAGCTGCAATTTCATCCAAAATAATAGTCATTACTTCATAGCCTTCCCAACCTTCAGATTCAGAGTGACCAGAAAAACATCTAACAGGGCGTGAAAAGAAAAATATTTCTGATACTCTTGGTTCAAATCCAACTCTATTGAAATAAGGAGATCTTAACAATAAGTTTTTAAATGGTTCAAAGAATACTCTTTGTGCTTGCTGAGCATTAACAGCTAGGTTTAGCAAGTCTATATACACACCATGAGCCTTACCGTAATAAATTAATGGATCTCTAAGGCAATGAATTAGATATACTGTATACGCCATAGATATTCTTGCACAATGGTCTTTTCCAGAACCTTTTCCAAGCATACAAATAACTTCATTATCTGTATATTCTTTATACCATCTCTTTCCTTCTTCTTCTCCATGAATCGCAATCAATGTACGCTCTTTAAAAATTTGTGTAGAATGTCTTACAATTTCCAATTGAATATCAGAAAGCGGAGGTAAACCTAAATATTCTTTATCTTGTACAAATGTTTGAATATCAACAGGAGTTTCTGTAAGATCATCTTGGCGCAAAAGACGATCAAAGTCTTTTAGCTCAAGATTCATTCCCATAAATTCACTCATGATTGATCACCACCTTGAGATATTGATTGATCTGGGTTTTTAAAACCTTTATGAAGGCTTAAAAAGGGTCTCATTGTATAAACCTTTATGGTAGGGGTGCTGGTCATCACTATGCATCCGCATTCATAATTTCAAATGCGATTTCTAATTCTTTACGAACCTCATTTGCAATTTCTGGATGAAGACCAATAACATCACGCAGCACCTTAGACAAAATTTGATTCACATTTTCTGCCTTCTGCATTCTTGCAATGTACTGGTTATCAGTAGTATTTCCAGTCAATAGTTTATGCAGCTGTGCTTTTTTAGTAGCTAATTCACCCGCAAGTTTGATTGCTTGAATTCTTGCAGGAATCATTCCGTGATCGGTTGCGATATTGACTGTTTCCCAAGCCTCTTTGCTTAATTGATCAAATTCTTGCAGCGCTTTGATTGTATTGAATTGCAACTTCTCAAGAAAGTATGGATCATCCTCAGCCTGGCGGTTGAGAATCTTCTTATATTCTTTTACATGACTCTTTGTTTTATCAATAGGTAACGAAAGAAGGGTTGAGATTTCAGAATAGTTGTAGCCTTTTACAAAGAGCAAACCAACTTCTTCAACCTTCTTTAACTCATCTAGGAGAGTTTCTCCCGTGAATACTTCAATATCTGCCATAATCTATCTACATAGTCCTTTGAAACTTTTTCCCAAGTCATATTCTCATGAATATACTGGGCAGAAGTAAATGTCTTATTAGACACTTCTTCATAGTTGTTTACAACATATAACATTTTATCACATAAATCATCAAAATTTGGCTTTGCCCATAATCCAGCACCTTCGTATATACCACTCATCTTCTCATTACTCCACTCATAATCAAGAGGAACAGACATATCCGCAAACTCTTCACACGCTGTTGCGTTAGTGCAAATGGTTGGAATACCTTTTGCTATAGCTTGAAATGGAATTAATCCCCACCCTTCACCACTGGTTGGGTACAATAGACAGTCGGCACAATCATAAATGCGACCTAGCTCTTCAGTGCTAACTTCCCAGTCAATTATTTCTATTTGCGGATGAGATAACCGATCCTTCATACCATTACTAATACTCCTGGCATCTGGAGGACCGTTTGATTTATATATCAAGCGATACCCTTCCTTACCGCCAAACACCTTTATAAAAGCGTCTACAGATGTCTGAGAGTTCTTTCTGGTTGAGGGAGAACCAATGCTTAGGAATGTAAATGGGGTATGCGGATGTCGCTTTACTGGAAAGAATATGTCTGGATTAACACCGAGGTTGAAAGCATATACTGGAACCGTCACTCCAGAATTTATAAATACATCACGCATAAAGCGAGATGTGGTCCAAACCTCATCCATTTTATTACAATCAACAACCCATGAATCTGGCAGCTTATTTGTTTCCCAGTATGTAAGCCCAATTGAATATATGCTTGATCCTATAAAAAATTCTGGCATTGAATGATTGATGACAATTTCATCATAAGATTCTCTAGTTGTCATGTAACCAAAAGAAAAACCATCAAGCAGGGTCTGAATTTCTGACGGAGCAGTAGAGTTATTTTTTCTTATCGGTAGATCACTTTTTGATATCTGACCGTACAGGTTATCTGGGACATATCCGTAACCAACACTTACCGATGCAGCTTGGTTATCTGACCATACAATCATTATTCAACTGGGTCGTGTTGGGGGAATCTTAGCTCTACCTTAACAGCGTCAGCTTCTTTCTTAAGAGTGTCGTAGTCATACCCATGCTCTTTTGTAAACTGAACTCTATAATTAAACCAGCCTTCAACACCCTTCCAAAATTTAGAATCAGTGGTCTTCTCTAGTTCAATCAATTCTTCTGGCTCAAGCAGAAAGCTAAGAACACCCAATGGCATATAAACAGTCATGTTATACCCCATATCTTTTCCATTTGTATACTCTTTCAACAAGTCCTGGAACTGCATGATTACTCTTCTTACAGTGTCGCCAGTAAAATAATCAATTGATCCATTAGCGTTTCTAATTCTTGGGCAGTAATTATCTACTGTTGAGATAGTGCCAAATGTTCTGCATACCATTGGTCTGTACCCATAGATGGTACATCCACCTTTATAGAAGGCGCAGAATTTTTTTGACTCACCACCAGGCTGCCAGGTTTCATCATACATTGCTTTTTTCAAATCTTCAACTACGCCATCAATCCATTCATCAGCAAAAGTCTTACCCTTGTCTTCCCAGTAAAGATAGTATTGCTGCCTTAGTTTAAAAGCAATGTTTGCACACTCTGTCATGTGAATAACAAGCCCAATATGGCAACACTCACCAGAGCCAAGACACTTATACTTTGTTTCATTTTGCTTTGCTTCAATAACTCTTACTTGGTTATACACCATATCAAGCTTTGCAAATGTATAAATATCTTTTGCTGTTACACTTCTTCTCATCTTCCCATCCTCTTTCTTTGTAATTCACTTCTCTTGCGCAATTCTCTTTTACGCTTCTCAGCATCAATCTGAGCCGCTGACTTTTCTCTTTTAGGACCAGCCTTTGTAAGACTTCTTCCTTTTCCTCTAAACTTAAGCAAATCGTATTTCTTTACCCAGTTATAAATAGCTTGCGGAGTAACCTCAATATTATAACTTTCTTTCAAATGCTTACAGATATCGGTAAGGTTCATTCTTCTCTGAACATACATTTCATAAAGAAAAGATTTATCTTTATAGGGTTCATTAGCCATTAACAGACCCCTGTATCTTCTTTAAAGCAAACCATAAACCAATCCCTGCAGCATCTATAATATCATCATCGTCAATACCGATGTCGCCTTTATCAAAATATTTACTTACGATATTTCTAACTCTTTTCTTTCTTTCGTTCTTTTGCTTGATCTGGAGAGAACCTTTCTCACCATCATTTTTAAATGCCTCAGTATCCTTCTTTGAAAGATTTTTATACCCGATGCCAGACTTCCACATTAACGGGTTGACATCTGTAACCAGGCAGCCTCCAGCGCTGAGTACTCCCCAACTGTAGCCAATAACATACGAGATAATCCTGCTCGTTTCAAAATTTTGTACATAAATAGATTGTTCAATAATCGCATTTTTCGGTCTATACTCCTTGATTATTTCATTCAAACCAATGTCAATAGCTTTAAATTTAAGTGAAACATCTTTATCTTTTTTATAATCAATTTTACCATTCGCTACGAGATCAATCTTGTCTAGGGTTACATCATAAATAACCCAAGCAAGAGAATGCGAGGATGGGTCTATAGCAACAATTCGCTCAGATTTAATTGATGAAACAAGTGATCTTACACTCATTCCATACCACGCCTAACATTGTCTTCTGACCAGCCCCAAGAGACAAGTCTTTTTACATAGCGCTCTCTTTTACAAGATTCACAAATGGTTTCTTTATTATACCTTGATAAAACAGTTTTACAATTTTTTGTCTTACAAGTTCTTTTTTTATTTTTATTAGCTTTTTTTTCATAATAACTTGCTAATAAATTTCTATTTGTTACAATCTTTCTACATTCTGCGGAACAGTAGATGGCATTGTAAACTTTTGCACAGAATTCTTTTCCACATTCTTCGTATGCACAAATCCTATGCTCGTCACTAGCCATCTACCCGTTCACATAAATTAAATCTAGAAGGGCTCTTCCCCTTTTCCTTCATAATCCTGCACTCCTTCTGCCCAGCAGAGAGCAGCCAAATCACAAGAGTTACAGTTAGCCGATGTCCTCTTGTAAGGCTGGACAGGAATTTCTTGACTCAAATATGAGCCATAGAACTTCCTATACTTTTTAAATAGTTTGTCAATAAAAGGCTGATCCCGCTCAATAAAGATAGGGAGAATCTCTTGATTGTTTTTGTTTTCGTAAATCACAAAGCCAGAATCTAAGTTCAGGCATTCCATATAAATTTGGGCTTGTCGGTAATGTTCATCTTTTGGCTTATTATGTAATTGTCTATAGTGAAAACCTTCTTGACTGATTGATTTCAGCTCAATTAGTTTTTCACCATACCAATTAATTATACCATCCGCAGTACCTTCAATTGGTGGATCTGTATGAGTTACCTTAATTTCTTCAGCAATTAGAATACCCATATCCCTGAGATAACTATAAAGTCTTTCATGAACAGCATGTCCATTATCAAAAATACGATATGTCTGAGAGCTAAATGACGGTGTTACATTTGCTCCTTCAAACATGTAATACCAATACCTAGCGCACTGATTAGTATAGCTAGGATGAAACCCATTAACTTTCTTAAAGTTTGTTGTGTTTCTAAGAGCTAAGTGATCATTAATCGCCTCAACTAGATCCTTCATTACAACCTCACCACCTTCGGGAGCTACCGCTTTTGGTGTTCTTAATTGCTTTAGTGCCTTCATTTAATTTACTCCCTTTGCTGCCAGTTTTAAGGCATTGATGTTTTCAGTTAGTGCTTCGTACATTGTTTTCCAAATATCATTAACAAACTTATCTTGTTCGCTCATAATAGTAGATCTTCTCTTAAAAGCTTGTGATTTCACAATCATAAGCGTTCTGTATCCAGCCAAGATGTTTGCATACTTAATAGCCTGCATACCAATGTAATCTTGCGGATTCTCAATAATGTCTTGGACAATACCCAAGCATTTAATAAATTCTTCTGACTTATCACCCATCTGCGCTGCAAGAACATCAGGGTCAACAATAATATCTGGCATTAGATATCCTTTCTTAGATCTTCTGTTTTAACCATAGCTTGGTATGGTGGATAAACTTTTGCAATCCCAACAAACCAAAATATAAGATTTACACCAATAGCAAACTCATCATGATCTAGGTTTATGCCAAGACTTTTATGACCAGATAATTTATCGCAACAAAATTTAATCTTCATATTCGCTTCCTTTAATTAGATCCTGGAATACTTCCCAGTCAATTATAGCGACCTTTGACTCAGAGTTCTCTCCGAAAACAACAGAAATGCATGGATATTTATAGTTCGCATTCCATGCGTCTTTTCTCATCTTAGTCCAAGCTTTAAGCGTTAGCGTAAAAGTTTTTTCATTATGCTTGTAATCAACCAAAAACTTATGAAGAGAAGCATCCCCTTTCCTAAGCCCCCGCCCAGAATTCTTGACAGCCTTGGCGTTGTCACGCTTTATCTCTTCCTTCTCTGTTCTCTTCACCCAATTCTTCTTTCAGACGATTGCGATCTGCTCTTATCAAGATGTATTGTACACGAATAGCAAGCAGTTTGCTTTCAGTTTCTCTAAGCTTTTTTTCTAACCTAGAGACTTCTTTGATTAATTTCTTTTTTGATGTAACCATAAGTAGATATAGGATCCCATAACTACTGTAATCGTGCAATAACTATCGGTTATCTCCTGAACCTTGAATTTTACCACGGTTCATGCGATCCTCTAATTTATCTATATTTCTCATGGCAGCATAGCCAAGAGTAATTCCTAATTCATCAGCAAACATTGCGCAATACCACAACACATCACCGATCTCATCCACGAGCTGTTCGTGACGGTCTGGGGAAATAACGCTCTGATCATCACGGAGAATCTTTTTGACCTTCCCAGCGACCTCACCAGCCTCTGATACAAGCCCCAGAGAGGTGTATAAGAGCCCCTGTAAGCCTTCTTTAGGGTAAATGGCGGTCTTTGCCGCACGAAACTGATAATTATTAAAATCCATATTGATCATTATAGCCTCCTAAGTGTTTTGCAATCTCTTGATCTGTTGGTTTTCTGAAATTAGAATTTCTAATTAAAGAATTATACTCATCATCGGAAACCTTTTGCAACGGTTCCTCTCTTGAGAATTTTATATCAGTTCCTGTGCTGTATCCAGCCCCGCTCTGAAGATAGATGTACTTATCCCTAACAATGCCCTTAACTGGCTCAAACATACCTACCCCGACACGCTTAATTAAAGATTTAAGCATCTTATCGCACTGAGACTGCCAGTTGTATTCTTTAATAACCTTAGGAGCTTGCTTGTAATAGTAATCACATTGAGCATCAAAGTTATCAACTGCGTTTTTCATAAGCTCAACAGTTGAATCAAAGTCTGGAAGGATGACATCACCAGTGTGATAACCAGAGTGTTGTGTTTTACCAAGTGTTGATTCAATAATATTACTACC